GCTGAGGCGGGCGCATTGATCCGCGAGTTTGGCGCGTCTGGAACCCTAACGACAGTCACGCAAGGGGCATACGACAACGCCACATCGACAGCGACAACGACGACAAGTGATGTCACTGTGAGCGCTGTCGTGTTCCCTGGCGCTGGCTATCGCTACCTGGACGGCTCGCAGGTTCAAGAAGGCGACCAGTACGGATTCATTTCTGCCGTTGGCGTCAACCCCCCAAAGGTAGGCGACACCATCACCTGGAATGGGGCACCACTTGGGGTGATAAAGGTTTCAGTGCTGGCTCCTGCCGGGATCAATGTGCTCTACGAAGTAGGTCTAAGGGGCTGACATGGGGTGGTCTGTTGATCTTGGTCGCCTTGCTGAAAAGTACAAAGGCGACATGGATAAGACCGTCCGGGCCGCGACCGTTCTGGCTGCGCAGAAGGTTGTCCTTAGAACACCGGTAGGCGACGTAAACGGGGGAAGGCTTCGCGCCAACTGGACGTTTCAAGTCGGGTCAATCAACACTGCAACGACAGAATCAACCGATGGCCTTGCTGTATTAGCGAACATCACAGCGCAGATAAACGCCAGTCAAGTAGGTGGCCGTGCGTACATCTCAAACAGCCTGCCCTATGCACAGCGCATTGAGTACGAAGGCTGGTCAAAGGTCAAGGCCCCGCAAGGCATGGTCCGTATATCCCTAGCCGAGATGCCAGCAGCGATAGACCGACTGGTTAAAGGGTAGCTAATGAGTAATCAAGTGATCCGCTCTCTACTGGAGACGCGGCTGGCTACCCTTTCGCCATCAATAGCAACAGTCAAAGAAAACACCGCTTACACGCCAGTCAAAGGCACAGCATATAAACGAGTTTTTGTGCTGATGGCGCAGACCGAGAACCCAACTCTAGGCGACGGATTCAAGCGAGAGCGCGGGATTCTTCAAGTGAATTTGTACTTCCCCGAGTTCGTCGGCTCAGGCGCGTCAGAAGCCCGCGCAGAGTTAATCAAAACGCTGTTCAAGCGCGGCACAACGCTGCAGCAAGGCCAGATCAGGGTGCAGACATACGCGAGCCCATACACAGGCCCCGGCATGAACAGTGAGGGGTTTTTCATGCTTCCCGTTTCAGTTCCATTCACTGCTGACGTTTACAGCTAAACGCCACCTCATCAATCGCAAGCCACCTCCGGGTGGCTTTTTTTACGCCTGCAAACAAGTGGGCTCTTTGAAAGGTAACCACCATGCCCATCGCAACCGGTATTGCAAAACAGCTTCGATTCAAGAAAGAAAGCACCTGGGGCACAGCCGCTGGCGCAAGCGGCGCGCAGCTTCTGCGTCGCGTCACTTCTGACCTGAATTTGACCAAAGAGACTTACCAATCGAACGAGATTCGCAGCGATTACCAGATTGCCGACTATCGCCACGGCGTCCGGTCTGTCACCGGCTCGATCAATGGTGAACTGTCACCAGGCACCTACAGCGCATTTATGCAGTCGGCATTGCGCCGCGACTTTGCCGCAGTGACTGCATTAACCGGCTTGTCGATCACCATCGCAGGGACTGGCCCATACACCATCACCAGAGCTGCTGGCGACTTCCTGTCTGGTGGCATAAAGATTGGCATGGTTGTCCGGCTGACTGCTGGCACATTCACGGCTGGAAACCTGAACAACAATATCTTGGTGACCGGCGTCACTGCGACCGTTATCACCGGCATCACGCTAAATGGCACGTCGCTAACCGCTGAAGGCCCAATTGCTTCGGCCACGCTCACCATCCCAGGCAAGGCCACATACACACCAACCACCGGCCACACCGACGACAGCTACTCAATTGAGCACTGGCACAACGACATCACGCAATCTGAGTTGTTTACTGGCTGCAAGATCGGGTCAATGGAAGTAAGCCTGCCACCTTCTGGCATGTCAACCGTGACAACCAGTGTGATGGGCAAGGACGTGACGACTAGCGCCAGTGCTGCTTACTTCACCAGCCCAACCGCTGAAACCAGTGCCGGTGTTCTGGCTGCGGTTAACGGTGTTGCATTCGCCCTAGGGTCGCGCCAGTACGCAATGACCGGCCTGTCGATCAGCATCAATGGCGGCATGAGTGCAGAGCCTGTTATCGGTTCAAACACCTACGCAGACATCTTTGAGGGCCGGGTGAACGTTACTGGAAACTTCACAGCATTCTTCGAGAACGGCACCTTCCGCGACGCATTCCTGCAAGAGACTGAAGTTGCCATGTTCTTCGTGTTCACGGCCAGCAACTCAAACAACGCTGACTTCATCGCCTTCGCTATCCCACGCGCAAAGCTGGGCAGCTCCAGCAAAGACGACGGCGAGAAGGGCATTGTGCAAACGCACGACTTCCAGGCCCTATTCAACAGCGTAGGCGGCACCGGAACCAGCACCGAGAAAACCACGCTCTGGGTTCAAGACTCGCTCGCTTAATCAATCGCAGTAGCCATTGCCCGCCCTAACCCGGCGGGCTTTTTTATTCCCGGTCGAAAGGCCAACCCGGCACCGATCCGGCCTCATTCGCTTCTTTGCGGGAGCGGTGGGGTCGGGCACGGGCATTCACTCCCCGCAAAGGAAATTAAATGTTTGATATCGCACAGCTCGACATTGTTTCGACCTCTGAAGAGGGTTTTGACGTGCACATCGTCAACCCGAAGACGCAAGAGGCCACCGGAATTGTGGTGAAGGTGCAAGGCGCGTTTTCTGCACGCTTCCAAGAGTTGATGGCAAAGCAAAAGAAGAAAGAAGCCCTGCGCGCTAAGAGCCCAGTCGCTCGCGCTGTTTCTGACGATGAAGACGAAACCGCAGCCGTGCTTTCTGAAGCAGCCATTAACTGGGGAGACCTAGACGACAAAGGCGAGTTTGTTTGGGGTGTGATTTTTGAAAAAGGTGAGCCCGTCAAGTTCAGCAAGGCCGAAGCCTTCCGCGTGTTCACCAAGTACCCACTGATTCGCGGTCAAGTACTTTCTGGGGCGCTTGACGTTGCAAATTTCATCAAGGGCTGATCGCGGAGGCTGTCGAGTTTGCGAAGCACGCTTTTAGTCTGTCTAAAAAGCAGTCCGATGGCGCTTCGCTCGCAGAACACCGCGAGTCAGCCCACAGGCTATCGCCAAACAAATCAGCACCGATACAGCCAGTAGATGAGCTGGGCGAACCAGAACTACCAACAGAGGCTAAGCACTGGTGGGAATGGTGGCAAGAACTCTCAGGCGGCAGGCAGTGCGGCATGGCAGCAAACCCCATCGCGTGGGCCGACATGGCCGCATGGGCGCAGCTAACGGGCCGAGTTCTTTGCCCATGGGACGTGATCGCCATTCGCAGCATAGACAGCGTATTCATGGCGACCGCAAGCGAAGACGCGGCAGCAAAGCCAAGCAAGGCGAGCAAAGCAAGGAAACCTAATGGCAACTGACATCTCCACGCTGGCGCTTGAAGTTGATTCAACGGCAGTAGTTCGCGCGCGCAAGGATCTTGACGATCTCGGGAGCGCGGGCGGGAGAAGTGAAAGCGCTGCGGCCAAGGCATCGAGCGCATGGCGTCAGTTCTCCGGTGTTTTGGCTGGTCTTGGCCTTGGCCTCGTTGCACGCGAGCTAGTCCAAGTGGCTGACACCATGAGCTTGCTGGATGCGCGGCTGAAGCTGTCCACAAGGTCATCCATGGAGTTCATGGCGGCTCAGGCGGATATCTATCGGATTGCACAAAAGAACAATGTCGGCATCAAAGAGACGACTGAGCTTTATGTGAAGTTGTCTGACCCGATCCGCGCATTGGGCGGGAGTACAAAAGAAGTCGCGGCAATCGCCGAATCATTCGCGGCCAGCTTGCGTGTAGGCGGAGCGTCGGCTCAAGAGGCATCAGCGGCGACTAGGCAGTTCGCGCAGGCAATGGCCTCAGGTGTATTGCGAGGCGATGAGTTCAATTCAATCGCTGAGGCGTCACCGCGCTTTATGAAAGCCATGGCCGATGGCATGGGTGTGCCTCAGGCTGCCCTAAGAAAGATGGCCGAAGAGGGCAAGCTAACAGCTGACGTTGTTGGCAATTCTCTTGTCAAGAGTCTTGGGAAACTGCAAGCCGAGTCAGCGAGCATGCCGGACACCGTTGGTGGCGCGTTCCAGCGCCTGAACAACGACATCTCAACGACCATTTCAAAGTTCAATGAGGCGACCGGAGTCACCTCTTCCCTTGCTGAAGGGATCGACTTGCTATCGCACAGCGTTGGATGGCTCGGCTACGTAATGAAGTCGTCGTTATCCGAGGGCGTTACCAAGGCCGGTGACAGCTTTGATTTCCTGACGGCCTCGATCCGCGTTGTCGGGACGGTGTTCGAGACGCTGATGGTTCTCGGCTTGAATGTTTCGTTTGTGCTCAAAGGCGTGGGCCGTGAGATAGGCGGTATCGGCGCACAACTCGCAGCGCTTGCCACGGGGGACTTCAAAGCATTCGGCGCTATTCGTGATGAGATGGTTTCCGACTCTGAGGCAGCGAGGAAGGCGCTTGACCGCGAGACGGCAAGCATCGTCGGCATGACTGACAAGGCAATCCAGGCGAGAGACATTGTGAAGGGCTTCTCGCTGTCTCAGGCCGAGGCATCAAACGAGATGGCCAGGCTAACTGCGAGGACTAACGCGGCTTCGTCTTCTTACGCAAAACTAACCGCAACAATTTCCCAGGCCAGCAAGGCAAAAAAACCAACTGAAGACCCAGCCTACAAG